GGAATGTGTTGGTTAGGTTTCTTTTTGTTGCTAAGGCTGTTTTGTCAAAAGAATTAAAGGCAGCATTAAGCCTGCCTATATCCGCAGTAAGGCGTTGAACCTGTGCAAGCAACGCACCAAAATCTGCGTTATATTCGAATGTCGTCCGAATATTATTTTCTTCAGCCACCTATTACCTCGTATCCAAGTCCCATGTCTTCTGTAAATCCTGCATTTGATGCAGCAAGAGATTGGGCGTCTCCCGATATTCTTGCATTTACTCTTTCCATGATTTGGGAAAGAGAGACTGGATCTTGTTCCTCCTCTTCCTTTTCTTTATTTAATTCTATTCCTTGTAGTGCAGCCATAAACTTATTTCTTCTTGTCTCCTTATCTCGTAAGGCTTCAAGAGTTGCCATAAGTTCTGGCAAAGATAGATTACTTTCTAGTTGTTCGTAATCTAACCAGTTACCAAGTAGGAATACCTCTGCAAGCAGTGGTTTTAGGTCAAGTTCCTCCCAAGACTGTCCTGAGCCACTGCTAATAGATTTGGGTCATTCAACTTAATATCTGCTGCAATTTCCAAAACCTTATACATTGTTTGAAGATCTAGAATTTCTTCTAGTTGTTCTTCTGTAACATCTGTAATAAATTGTGAAAGTGCAATTTTTGTACACTTAAGTAGTGTATCTAGGAACTGGTCTTCGTTTTCAACTTCGGTAACCTTGTTCCATTCTCTCATTAAGAGTCTTAAATTCTTAATGCTTAATGGCTTAACGGTAACTGTTGTTCCGTCAAGCAATTCAATTTCGATAGTGCTATATACTGTAGTAGCCACTAAATTCCTCCTAAACGTTCATTACTATTATACTGGTTATTTTATTACAAAAAGGAACAGGGTACGGCTTGTGTGCCGTACCCTACCCCAAACTATATTAAGTTTTAGGCGAAGACTCTGTCTACTACCTTACCGAACAAGTCCTTGTTACCTGTGCTTGCTGAGTTGTGTGTCAACAGACGGAAATTAACTGGGAATACTGTGGCTTCGTTTCTACGAACGCCTACAGTTGTGGTCTCCATGGAGACTGCACGATAACCCCAGTAAATTCTTTCTGCTGTACCACTACCTGCTGTGGCTACAGTATCTGGTGCTGGACCTACAGCGACAATGGTACGCTCGATTGGAGCGTATCCAAGTGCACCTGCGTTAACATCCAACTTACGTGACTTAGTTGTGCTATTAATAGCAGAACCTAGGTCAGCGTCAGCACCCGATGTTGCAAGAAGCAAATTCTCTAGTGTTGCTTCAGCAAGAGATGTTGCTAATGTAACTCTCATGCTTTGCTTGTAGATTTTAGCGACTTCTAGAAGTTGATCAACCTCTACTTCGCCGTAATCTGGTTCAAAAGAAAGTTCAATACCTTCCTGTGTGAATCCAACGTTTCTGAAGGATCCGTCTGCGTCAATCTTTGTTGCTGCTCTTGCTGATGGGGCTGAATCTGTTGTAAAAACATCTTCGTATTCTACGACTGTGTTTTCATCTTCAGAAACCCAAAACTCTGCTGCACCAATGATGATGTTCTTAGCATTACCTGAACTACCTACTGGCATTTTTTATATTTCACCTCCTCGTGAATTTGATGGGGTGTAAATGTGGTGCTTCCTCAAAGAAATCATATCACACAGGGGCTTATAACACAGACTTTCGTTCATTAATATACCTATATTCTAGAACGTCAGCCTCTATATTTTGCCTATCATCGTCATTAATTCCAGAGACCCTTGCGTCCTCTGTGTCTTTCTGAGCAGAAGTCATTCCTGACTTTAAATAATCTTCGTTTACCACATAGTCGCATATTACAGTAACATATAAAGATGAGAAATCAGTGACGCTTCCAAGGCCATCGAATGCAAAGTTTGGAAGGTTGTCTTCATCAATATTTTGCTGTTCTGCTCTAATTGACTTAAATACTATATCTGGTTTTGAAGATGATCCAGCATAGGTGTTTACAAATTTTGCTGAATCATCAAATCTATTTAATACATCTATCATCCAGTCTGCAACTGGATATGTTCTATCTGCTGGACCTGCTATTTTAAATAAAATTCTAGATCTTTTTAACGCCCAGTTGGTTCCACCACGTGGGGCTGAAGCCATTGGATAATACATGACATAAGGCTCGCTGATAACTAGACCATCTGGTAAGTTATCTGGAACTGCTAAAAATATTGGCTGTGGCTTTCCTGTAATAACAACTGCGTCATCCCATAAGTAATTTAAATCTGTATCTCTATCTCCAATTAAAGTTGGAATCCCCAAATCTCCTTTTGCAAGTTTCCATAAAAAGTCAGCAATGGGGGTCCCAGGGTTATATCTATACTTTCTTTTTCCTGTATAGGTCATTACTTAACCATCCTTTCAATTTCAACTGCTGCTTGTTTACCAACTGAGTTAGCAAATCCAGTAGTCTTTGTTCTTTTAGCATATGGGTTAATAGTTTTTGTAACAGCCATTAATTGTGCTCTTGTAAGTGATTTAAAGAATCCAGCATCTATTAAAGATAGCATAGGAAGATTTGACCTAATCCATCCTCTATATATTCTTTCAAATGAGCCTGCAACCTCAGCACCACCTGGATTATCAACAGTAACTGAGTTTGGAGTAAATACAACTTCCCCATCTACTTCAAAAACTAAAACATTAGAATTTTTTGGTGAAATTACAATTGGTGCTCCACGTTCCATCACATACGCCTTATTTGTAAATGGTTCTTTTGATGTGTCAGAGATGCTTTTTGAAGGCAAGAATGAAAAAGATAAGACTCCATTGGATACCTTTCCTTTAAAAAGTCTGGCATCGGAATTTCCAGTTCTGTTCCATTCATATACGTGATGTAGGGATTCAGGACTCATGTATGCTTGGGCGTCTGCATAATCACCAAAAGACTCTGATAGTACCCTTAAGGCTTTTGTAGAAAGATTTTTTTTAATGACTGAATTTTCACCAAGGTGCTGAACCATAGAGGACAATGCAAGGGCATGTGCTGTAATTTTTTCTGGCATATTTCCTGTTTTTATAGCCTTCATGCTGACAACTTAACCTTCTGAATTTCTAATCTTTTAATAACAATTTCATATTCAACAATGCTTCCAAGGCTATCCATAATTGGAGTGTTTCCAATTACTTCAAAAATAGTAGTACCACTAATTCCTCCACTTGAGCCGTCTTCGTCATCCTCTGACCAAACCACAACTCCTGCTGAATTTTTAATGTTGGCAATAATATTTCCAGTGTTTATTGCAGATCCATATCTTAACTTTACCATTTCATCAGTGTTGACGATATCGGATTGGCGTTGCTTAGTAGTAGAGTTATCACTAATACCAGTTCTTACTACGCCTCTAGCAAAACAGTTAATTGTATCATTGTAAGAATATGTTTTTACAGATATACCAGTAACTTCATCCACTATTGATGAACTAGTATAAATATCTGCTGTCATGTTGTATCTTGATCCAGTTATACAGCGAAACATTTATACCACCAGCATTGTCAGATCATTATACTTTTCAAGCATTTTGTCTACAGTTGCATTTCCAGTTCCGAAGAATGCGTTACGATCATATTTTATTGTGTATGCCTCATTTTGGCTAGACTCAATATACTTATTTCTGATTCCAGCATCTGAGCATCTGTAGTCTTCAACCAACAAACAGGCTGCAACATTAATATCATTGGGTATATACGCAGGTCCAAAAACTCCTTCAACAACATACTGGCTATTTTTTACCCAAATTCCAGAAGACGGTAAGGCGTAAGAATGCTCTTGAGTCCATTCATCAATATTATCTCCTGCAGAAACAATTTTAATTCCATATCCACTGTTATTAATTTCTATTGGGTAGTCAAATTTGGATGAGGCTGTATCTGTTGCATCATAGTAAAGTTCATCGTCTTTCCAAACCTTTTTAATTTCTAAAATATGTTTATTTAATGGCAGTACATCAGAATCGTTGCCTAGGACATTAATCTTTAAATGTTTTTTAGCAAAATCTGTATTGATCTCTGAATTAATTACCTCTCTTGCAAGTCTTTCGTATCTATTAAGTGCAGATGTTGTTATCTGATCGGATACAGTGGGGGTGTCTGTAATTGTTAAATCTAAAAATGAGGCAATGTCTGATGGACTTGCGTATTGTCTTACAAGTTTGATAAAGAAGGATTCTTCTGTAGTGCCACCAAGTGTTAGGTCTAGCCTTAAAACTCTGTCATACTGGCTTATAGAGGCAGGAAGGGCTATTGTCCAGGTATGGCCAACAGTAGAGTGTGTACCAGTTCCAGTGCTAACCTCTTGATTTAAATCTAAGTCATATGCACTCCACCCCAGTGTAGAAACATGTGTTCCCTCTGTATAGGTTACATCAATTCCTAGTCCTTCGTAAATATAATATTCTTTCATTAGTTAATGCCGTAGTATTCGGCAACCTCCTTTGGCGAAGCCTCTCTTAAATTACCTCTAGAAATCTTGATGATAGAGTTTGCTTCTTGTGAAGATAATAATTTAAAAGGCTGCTCTAGAGTAAAATAATGTCTTTGAATTTTATAAACTCCACGCATAACTGCCATGGTAACTAATGTTTTACCATCTTCAGAGTTAACAATTTGTGAATTAGACTCATCATTAATGTCAACTGCTATTTTTGCTTTTTTAGGTGCATCTTCTGATACACCAACATCCAGTAATGCTTTCTGATACATATCATAGGTAATTCCAAGATTATTAAATTTTTCAATTAAAGACTTACTAGATTTACAATCGTCAACATTGACTGCCATAATACGTGCAGCCTTCTGCAATGAAAAGTATTTCATAGATTCAAAAGACATGATTCCTCCTTATAGAATTTTACCATAAAAATAGTATTGGGGTTGGCCCAAAAGCCAACCCCAATAACAAATGTTCTGGATTAAAGTTGTGCTGCGTATGAAACGGCAGACTTTTCTTCCAAAAGAACACCAAAGCGGACATAAACGGTATATTCGATTGTGTCTTTCTTTGGCTTGAATTCACGGTGAACAGTTACGTCTCTCTGGAAACCCCAAATGCGGTTTTCAGGGAAAGTTAGTTCTAGGTGATTATCAGGGAATAGTGGAACTTCAAGTACTGGAACACCGAATAGACGGTATTGTGCACCTGAAGGGCCTCCGAGACGAGGTACGTTTCCGTCAATTACTCGTACGGCTACTTCCTCTGGAACAGTTCCAAGATTACGAAGATCCGCAATCATGTCTGTGATACCCTTTGAGTTTACATAGAACTTAAGGTCACCACGGCGAGCCTTGAACTTACGAGGCATAGCATTGTATACTTCCTCAAAAGCCTTGATAGTTAGTGGTGTTGTGGACGCACTTGCGTTGTCCCAAATACCAGTCATATCTGCAAGAGATGCTGCACCATCGTGTCCTGTTGTATCTGTATCCAAAACCTGGCGGTAGAAACCTGCCAATGTGTTATTGTAGGATCCATCACCTGTTGTGGAAGGACGTCCGTTGATTGCAATATCTTCTAGGTCATTACCGAACTGTGCTGCCATCAATCTTACAATGTGATCTTCAAGACCGTCACCTTCAATGTTGTCCTCTAGGGATTCTGTTGAAAGTTCGTAGTCTAGACGGAACTTTGTGGTTGTAAGTTCAATCTTGCTGAAAGTTGCAGTGCTGTTGATACCTGTATCATCAGCCTGAGTTGCCTTCTTAGCAAGACGAGTTCCTACCTTAACCTTGTCAAGTTCTTGAGTGTTACCACGCATGGTAACCTTGCGACCATCATTAGCAAGAACCATTTCATCAAACATGTAGTCGATGAACTGGCGTGATTGCTCTGGTAGTAAAACACCACCTGAGTTTGTCTCAGGACCATTGACAGTTGACATGTCTCCTGGTGATTCAAGCGGTGAGATAAAAGCACCAGATGCTGCTGCCTTTTCTAGGATATTATCGCTCATTATTTTTTTCACCTCCTGTGATTTTTAGATTTATAATGAGTAGTTTGGTTAATTAATTAACCAAGCATATCGGCGGTTGCGAGGAAGCGTCCACCCCATACACTCTTTCTAATTGGTTCTTCAACCTCTGATGAATCGCCTAATTCACCAGACTTTTTTACGGCAGTTGTGTCTTCGACTGCTTCAACTCTATTATTCATAGTGTCTACGTGTCCTTTGACTTCTGCCAAAGCCTTTGAGAAATCTTCCTGCTGAACTTTTACTTCAGCAAGTTTTTCATTG